GAGTACGGTTGTAAAATACACTTTTATCCCTTCAAAAATGGCTGTAGCTGCTGTTTTTAGTCCTTGCCAAACTGTTATGACTACCGTTTTAATCCCTTCCCACATGGTCGAAAAAATCGTTTTATAAATATTGGATATCCTTGTAAAATAAGTTTTCAACCCATCCCAAACTGCCACAGCTGTCGCTTTTATTCCTTCCCATGCTTCCGACAAAAACGCTTTAATTTCATCCCAGTTTTTATATAGCACAACACCGATAGCTACTAATCCAGCAATTGCCCCGATCGCAATCCCTACTGGACCAGTAATAACGGCTATCGCGCTTGAAAAGACTCCTGCCATTCCGCCAGCGCTAGCCAGCACGCTTGCCAATGCTCCAAAACCTTGCATGGCATTTCCTATAGCACCTATAGCTAGTAAAATTCCTCCAGTTAGCAAAGTGAATGCTGGAACGATGATAGCTGTTGCTGTAATAATTTTTTGCATCGGTTCAGAGAGATTAGAAAACCAATTACCAACGCTTTGTAATTTATCTGCGATTTCCGGCAAAATGTTTTTTAACGCTTCAAATAACGGCATAGAAACGGTTCCGAATGTTTTGTTCATAACTTCTTTTAAACGTTCTAGCTGACCTGTAAATGTGTTTGAAGCTTTTTCCATAGAACCGCCAAATTTCTCCTGCATACCACGCATAATTAATGGAATCGTTTCATTAGCAAACAATTTGCCGTTTTCGCTCATTTTCATAAGCTCTTGAACACTTTTTCCGGTTTCTTGCGCAAGCAACTGCCATGCCGGAATACCATTCTCCGCTAATTGATTCATTTCTTCTGCGCTGATTTTCCCTTTTGCGTTCATTTGAGCGAATGCAAGACCGACGTTTTCTAAAGCCTCTGTACCTCCACCAACAGCACTTACGGCATCTCCAATCGCTTTAATATCTGGCAACAAATTTTCAGCATTCCACCCCATCGCTAGCATCATCTTTGCTGTTTTGTCGAGCCCTTCATAATCAAATGGAGATGTTTCGGCTAACTTCTGTAAATTTTGCTGCATTTCTGTTGCTTTTTCCGTAGATTTTAGTAGCGTTTCCCAAGCGATTCTTGATTGTTCCATCCGAGCATTAAATTCGATACCGAATTTTGTAACACTACCTACCGCTGCGGCCATAGAAGCGCCTATACCAGTGAGAGTTGCTCCTAATCCTGCTGTAGCTTCTTGTATCTGAGACCCGACTTCCTGAAATTGTTGACCTACTTCATTTAGTCGGCTTTTCAATCTACCCCAAGCCGTTGATTGACTTTGTATTGCTTGCTTTGTCTGTTCCAACTGACTTTCTGTTTGACGCATCGCCGCTAGTGCTTTGTTATAAGCGACGAGAAGCTTCTCAGTTTCTGCTGCATCTTTTCCTTTAGTTGCAGCACTTTCGTCATATCTCCGCTTCAATTCTTGTACTTTTGCTTGTTGCGCTTCTAATTTTCTTGTTAATACGTCAGATGTCGCTTTTAACTGATCTAAACTGTTGTCAAATTGACCTGCACTTACGCTAACAACCTTAAATTCGCTCTCAATTGCCCTTAACTTACGGTTAATATCTGTAATATTACGTGAAAAATCTGCTGAATCGAGTCCTAGAGTGACACGTAGCGCACCAACCTCCGCCATATTCTCACCTCCCGTCAGAAAAGTACCTGGTCGATATATCCTGTCATCGTGTCTTCTTGCTCACCTTCGATACGGTTCACTTTTTTATGCACATCACAAAGCGCAAAAAATTTGCGTGGTGTGCACCGCCAAAAATCCTTTTCGTCCATCCCAAAAACCACTGTTCCAACGTACAAAAGCAAAGGCCAATCCCAACCTTTTGTTTCCTCAAGATCGGGATTGGTCTCTAGTTTTTTGGTTCAGGAAGAGCGCCGTTCATTGCCTCAGCAACTGCCTGCGCCAACTCAGAAATATTTGCAATATCAATCATTTTTCCGACTTCTTTTTCTGTTAATGTTTCGTCTTCATGAATCAAACCTGCCCATAACAAAGTCCGTATCGCTTTCATTGAGACATTTTCAAGTGCTTTGAAAGCTTCTGTAATACTGCCGAATTTGTCTTCAATCTCACAAAATGCATTGAGATCAAAAACAAGATGACGTTCTTTATCCAACTGAACAGGAATTTTCTTTACTTTCACATCTTTTACTGACATAAAATCTCCTCCTTTTGAAAATTAAAAAGGCAGCACTAGGCTGCCTTTTTCATTATGCTGTTGTGAACTTTCTTACTTGAGCCTGGACTAGGCTGTTGCCTGCAAGGTCTTGTACCCCTGTTGTCGCGATGATTCGGTACGCTGTTGCTGCAGAAAGGTTGGCGCTTGGCGTGAATGTGATTGTTGTTTTGTCCGCACTTTGAGAAAGTGTTCCCGCAACAACGGAACCATCACTATCCTTAATAACCATGAAGTTAGAAGCGTTGACAGCATCAGGAGAAATAGCCTCACTGAAAATCCACTGTACAGTTGTCGAGACTGCAACAGAAGTCGCGTTGTTAGCAGGTACTGTATTGCTCAATGTAGGCGGTGTCGTATCAGCAGTAACGTTCACAACTGCGTTGAACCATGTGTTCGATTGGTTGAATCCTGTCTCTTCCTCATCACCTATCACTTGCCACACACCGTCGTAATCACGTTTCACAAAAGTTCCTTTGAGTTTTGGTGTTTGGAATGAAGGTTTGTCCTCTTTAGTTTGATATTCCTGCTCTGGCGTTTCAAAACGTCCTTTAGTGAGCCATACATATCGGAATTTGCCGTTGCTTTTTTGACTACGGAATCCAATTGCAACATACGGCGCCACGTCATCAGCCTCTTTAACGAGAACACCATTCGATATCTTATGGCCAAGAAGTGCTGCTTGAACTGACAACGTAAGGTCTTTTGTCTCAAGTTCAACTTCAATTTCTCCAAGCGATGTGAACGTCTCGGATGGAACGTCATCTGCATAGAGAGTCTGTGTATCGACCTTTGGAGAAATCTTCGCATTGATCGCCCCTGCAATTTTTACTGGTGTTTGATAAGCAACCCCTGTCGAATCATCTTTTTTAAGAATTGCATAATATAAATCTCTTAAACCTACTTGCACTCCTGGCATTTTTTATTCCTCCCTTTCTTCTACATAAGAAAACCTGAGCACCTTGTGATAGATTTTGGTGTCCGGTTCATATAACTCGGTTTCAGTTGTCCGTCTAAAGCCTGCTTCCTTCATTCGCTGTTTGACTTCATCAACTATTGATGTGTAATCACCTTTCGACCACACATCAACTTGTATAAAATGTGCCGTTTGCTGTTCTTCATCGTCTGCATTGAGAGCAGAAAACTGGTTGTATTCAAAAAAAGTGATATACGTCTTTTCTTTCCCCTCATATGTTTGAAACGCGACTGGAACACCAAGAGGTTTGAGTGTATCGATAATCATCTTGTTTAGACTCATAACCTCAACTCCCGCCGAATGACATCGGCCATTTCATCTTGCACACGATCGATGTTTTCCTCAAAAGCTGGTTGTAAAAAAGGATGAGGATCTGCTTTCGGATATTTTCGTCCTTTTTTCTCTCCTGCTTTTCGACCAAATTCGACAAACAGCCCATAAAAACGATCGCGATCCGGTCCGATATCTACTGTTCCATCTTCCTTGACATCAGAAATGACGATGTTTTCGGAAAGTTTTCCCGTGTCGCGTGGAGCTTTTTGCGAAGCCGCTTCCTGAACCACTTTTGCACTAGCCATAAGTGCTTCTTGTTTGACTTGTTCAGCTTCGTTACCCAACGTCTCCAACTTCCGCAACAATTCTTGCACACCTTCTAATTTAAACCCCATCACATCACTTCCTTTGCCACAATCGTCATCGTGACATTACGCTCATCATCATTAATGACAGACAAAATTTCAAATGTGCGTCCTTTATATTGAATACGCATATCGGGTGTAATCCCCGCTGTGTAGCGCACGACAAAACGAACTGTATTTTCGTTTTGCGTTGTCGCCGCTTCGTAATACTCTCGCCCACGCAACGTTTTAATCGCTGCCCATAAATGATGCCTGTCTTGCCATTCTTGCGACAAAAAACCATTTTCGTTTTGTTCTTCGGTTTGTTGCTGGATTGTAATGCGATGTCGGAACAAGCCTGGATTCATTCTACACCACCTTCCTGTGGAGCATAGCAATGCGACAGTTGGGCAAGGATGCTTTCAACAGCTGGGCGTATTTTTTCGCTTGTTTTTCCGATCATTTCGCGATTTTCATACCAATCAGTCACTAACACATGACAAAACAGCTTCGCCAACTCATTTGTACTGTCAAACGTGTTTCCCGTCGCATTGAACAAGTACTTTTCTGCAGCGTTAATTAGCATACTAATTAGGCTATCCTCGTCATTGTGTTCAACACGTAACCATTTCTTAGTTTCCTCGAGCGTAACAATCAAAACAATCACTCCCATAAGAAGGACGATGGAGAATCATATCCCCCATCGTCCGTTCATTAACCCTCAGTGACATCTAATTGCCCAAACACCGCTGCGCCTGTATCCCAGAATTTATAGTCATCGCGCATAATTGTGCGAAGGTTCGTTGTATCACGAAGGAAAGCGTCGCCGCCTTCTTTTGTGCTCGCCAGTTCAAAGAAACGACGGTTAAATACAACGATTAACTGTGTTAAATCACCGATAATGATTGGCGCCAACAATGTAGACGTTCCTTCTGTTTTCAAGAAACGATTCGAAGCAACTACTACAGGGCGTCCTTTGAATAATTTACGTCCTGGTTGAGTTGGGTCATCTTGTAATAAATAGCGTCCGTTTGCGTCTTTCTGCTCGTCCAGCCAATGATATCCGTCTTGGTTCGTTAAAATGATGCTGTTTGCGCTAATGGCCGGATCCAAAAGTACGTTAAGAACTTTTTTGATACTGTCGAAGTTTGTTAGCGATTGTTTTTGCATCGTCTTTAATAAATTAGTGATGTGATAATTTCGTGTAACGACAGCTTTTTTGCTAATCCAATTCGTCACGTATTGTTCAATGTTTTGGTCCGTATCAGCAATTAATTCGTTCGTTAAAGGCAAAATGCCAGCGCGCTTTTTGAGAGAGTATGAGATTGGGACGAATTTAGGATTGTCTGTTTCCCCGATCAATCCATACTCATCGACATCTTGGAAAGGCACCATTTCCTCATCTTTTTCAAGAACTCGGGAACCGCTAAGAGCCGTAACATTTTGGACATTTACATACTGTGAAAGATCGTTAAAGTCGCGCATCAGTGTATAAATCTTCGTTTGAATGTCTTGAGGCAAAATGAGACCAGAATCTCCATCTGCTTGCCCCACAACCCCACCAGTGTGCATCACCGCACGTTTTTCATATTCCACAATAATGCTTCGCTCGTCAGATGATACCGGGCGACGACGAATTGCCTTCATAAATACTTGGCGATACTCACTTTCTAATTCGGCATCTTCTTTTGTCACCGTGCGAATTTCCCCACTAGCCAACTGAGCTCCACCAATTCCAAGCCCACCACGTTCTTCTTGTTCCAATTGCCGCTGCACTTCGATTTTCTTTTGCAACGCTCGCACGTCTTCCATGCGCTTTTCAGCTTCTTCTACTTTATCCTCTCCTAAAAGAGAGCGAACTTCTGTTTTCATTTGTTCTAATTGCTGTAACATTTCACGTAATTCTTTTCCCATATCATTCAACCTCCTGTAAAAAGTTAAAAAGAGCCGATTACATCAGCTCTAATTCCATCGCTAATTTTCTTTTTTTGTATTCATCAGAAGCGCGTTTTTGTTGTTCGCGGTATTCATTGAGTGATCGCACAGATACTTCGTTTGCTGGGTACGCCGGAAAAGCAACAGGAGAAATTTCATACAGTTCCGCGTCCAAAATGGAACGTTTGTAGATTTTTTTGCCGTCCCGATCGACTTGCGACCATTTGTCTTTTGTGACTCGCATGCCAAACGATACACCATCGACATCTCCTCGCTTAATCATTTCCCAGGCATCGTTGCCGACTGTTGTATTAGGTAAATCCAGCTCGAAGCGTAATTCCTTTTCCGTGCTCTCCAGGCGCAACGTTCCACTTTTTGTGCTTCCGAGCACTTTAGACGCATCGTGTGACCACAGACCAACAACACTGCGCGTTTTCAAGCTTTCGTCAAATGCCCCTGAAGCAATTTCTTCAACAAACGTGTCGCCCCACCAGTCTCGCATCTCCGCACTTTCTGTGTTGTACTTGATAGAACCGGATATCGTCCGCTGCTCTTCCCCTTCTGCTGATTTGCGAACTTCAATTTTCACTGGTAACGCTCGAATTTCCTTTGTTTCCATCGTCGCCTGCTTGTCCATTTTCCCCACCTCCCTTCACATACTGTTGACCAGCCATCGTCAATGGAATGACATTGCCGTTAAACACAAGCTGATCACCGCCAGGAAGAGGCGGTTTCTCCTCTAATGCTCTAGCCTCATTCGGCGTAATAAATCCTTTCTCAATTCCGATTCCATACGCTTCGTATCGCGTTTTAATGTCGCTCCTAAGCATGCTGTCAACGTTGAATTTCACGTAATATCCAGCATCAATTTCACTTTCGAGGAACAGCTTATATGTCATTTCCTGTTCATACATCGTCAAAATCGGTAGCAATGTATCCACATAGAACTGTCGCTGTTGCTCCGCCACATTCGTATGTGTTGCCCTGCTCAAATCATTGAGTTGGTGCATCTTAATCCCGAACGCTGTGGCGATTTGACGGATCGTGAGCTCTGTGTTTTCAAGAAATTGTGCGTCGGACATCGACAAACTAATCGGTTTAAATTCATATCCGATCGGCATAAGCGCAATTCGATGGCTATTTTTCAATCCAGCTGACATTTCCTCAAATTTTTCTCGAAATTTCTTTTGGGCTTCTTGATTTAAATCGCCAACATATTGAACAATACCTTTCACTTGTAGCCCTTGCTTGTAAAAATTATTGATAAATCGCCCTGCTGCCGCTGCATTTTCAACTGTCGCACGTAAATATTCGAGTGGAGGCACTCCAACTATTCCATCTAGCGTCACACCACTTTTAAAATGCAAAATTTCGTCTGGCATCAGCTTTCGCCGCTCTGTTCCGACGTCAACTTCATACCAGATACGATTTTTACTGTTAAAAAGTCCGACATCGTCAATCCAAATACGCACTTTACTTGCGTCAATCGGCCAAAATGCTACAATCTTGCCTTTTTCGTCAGTTTCGATATTGACATATGCATTCCCATACGTGTTCCGTTGCGTTTCATTACATTTGGCGAAGTCAGATGCCGACATATACGGATTGGGGCGGAGTTTTAATAGCCGATACAAGTAATGTTTTGTCGCCTTAATAACGCCATTTTCGTCCTCTCGATAAATCTTCAATGGAAGCTTCGAAATCGATTCAGCCAAAATTTTGATGCATGCAAAGACCGTTGCTTCTTTCAAAGCATTTTTGCCGTAAACGTTAACCTCTCCCGGAGAAATGCCGAGAAAATCTAAAAGAGCTGGATCGTTTAAGCTATATTCGATACTACGTCGATCCAAAGCACGTCGAAAAAACATTTATTCCTCACCTCCTTCATGGCGGATAACGTTTAGGTGGTTGTATGGCAATAAAAACACCTATAGATAAAAAAGAACAGCCGAGTACATACAGACCAGCCGTAACACTTAGTCGAAAAGTTGCCATATTAATGAGCGTCAAACCGATGAAAATAAAAAAATCTTCCGCATAATCACGAAAGACCTGTCTTAATTTCTTCACTTTATCAACCCCACAATTTGTCTAAAAAATCATCAGTCGCAAATTCTGATACATCAACCGACTCGGCATTCGCAAACATCGCTCGGGCATGGGCGTTAATAAGCGCTGCCAATGGGTCAATCCGATCCGTGCTCTTCGACTTGTCCAACATGATGTTCTCTTGAGCGTCTTTTCGCGTCACCGCATTACCTACCGCCCACGCTAAAACAGGGTTTTGGTTATGAATGATTTTCTTTTCGAACACTTTCGTCCTAAAATTTTTCGTCGGCTCTGATAAGTAGCGAATCCCTTGTGGAATTTCTACCGTCACGAATCCATCTGCCTCAAGCTCCTGCATCAAATGGCGTGCATTATATTTGTCATAGCAAATTTCTTTCACCGAAACACCGTGTGTTTCTGCAATTGCCTTGATATACTCACGAACAAACGTGTAATCAACGACCGCGCCTGGTGTTGTTGTAATCCAGCCTTGACGAGCCCATTGATCGAATGGCATTTTGTCTGTTTTCACTCGCTCGTCTAGCTTTTCTTCAGGTATGAATGAGTGGGACATCACGACAAATCGCCCATCACTTAATGGAATTTCGATAGAAACACTCGTCAAATCGGTCGTAGCTGACAAGTCAACACCCACATACACTTCCAATCCATTAATATCCGGCAGGGTTTCCACGCCGCAGGCCGCCCAGCGATCCGACGATATATACCCTTGCGCACGCTTGTTAATCCATATGTTCATGTTTTTGGTGAGAAAATCGTCCATCTTGTCCGGCTTTTCAAGCGCTTCTTGCAACTTTGCTCTGATATTTTCGATTCCTTCTGGATACGAAGCCGCAATCGGATTCGCTTTTAGCCATGCCTTTTCGTCCCTAATGTCATCGATAAGATTTCCGTCCTCGTCCTTATCTAGTTCGTTGACCATTGCGAAGTATCGTTCGTTTTCGACAGGGCTATTCGGATCTAAAAGCTTCGAAACATATTGATATTCACTCCGATAGCACGGGTTATTCAAGTTCACACCAGCCGTTGTAATAATCATCAGCAACGGCTGTGCACGTGCAATCATACCAGAATCAATAATGTTATAAATTTCATCTGTTTCATGTGCATGGTACTCATCAATAATACCGCACTGTGGATTTAGTCCATCACCTGTTTTCCTGTCCTCTTTGGAAAGTGGTCGAATGATTGAACGACTTTTCGGATGATGAATGGCACCATATTTTACTTCATACTTCCCTTTCAACTCATGACATCCAGCTAACATGGCTTCGGTTTCGTTCCAGACGATTCTTGCCTGTTCTGTCTTAGTAGCACCTATATATACTTCAGACATGTTCTCACCGAAGGCCATAGCTTCATAAGACGCTACGCATGCAAGGCTTTGTGACTTTGCATTTTTCCTCCCCACTTGCCAATACGCCTTTTTGAAACGTCGATAATCCGTTTCTTTATGCACCCATCCATAAATATTGCCGAACACGAACACTTGGATTTCGTGGGGACGGATATGTTGCCCTTTTAACACACCCTTTGTGTGTTTAAACAACGTCATCCACTTGAGGAAGCGCATCGCTTTCGTTTCGCTAAAAATGTAAGGGAAATCCTCTGTTCCCTCGCGTTCAATATCTCTTAAAAAACGCATACATGCCCATTTATGTTTCTGACATGCAATCACTCGTCCATCAATAACATCATGAGAGTAGTCAATAAGCCACTGCTTCAAGCTCATACTTCACCAAACTCCTGTTCAAACGGTGTCGGCTGCTTTGGTTCCTCTTTCGGCAACGCTAGTTTGGCACGGGAGCTTGGCGTCAATCCAAATTCGACGGCTAAAGATTTCATTTGCTCGTGCAGCTGTTTTTTCTTTGTGAGAAGGGGATGCGGAACCTTATTTGTCTCCGCTGCCTTGTTCGTATACTCGACCATCAACCCTTCTTCCTCGATGATCTGAGAACACTTGACATAGTTGGAATATGCGTCGCAGTACAACGCAAGAGCATTCACATCCACATTCGTGACTAACCCGACTTCTTTAAGTTCTTTGACAAGCCGCTTAAATTCTTTCCTCGCAACATTATCTAACCAGTGTGGTGGCCTGACTTTATCATCGTTTGGCCGTAACCTCGCTTCAGCCTCTTTCCGCTCCTCAATTTCCTTTTTCGTTAAATGCTTTGTTCCTTGAATAAGAATCAAATCAACCGGTTTGGCACGCCGACCCATTTTAAACACCACCTTTCGTTTGAATTTTGTCCCAAAACTGTATACCCCCCTTTACGTCAAAAAAGGAACTTTGTTCACGCTGAGGGGGGCGCGCGGTCCAGAGCCGCCCGGCAAAAAATTTTTACCCCGCCCCCTCCCCATATCGCTTCTTATCTTCGGCCGTTTTCTTGTTGTGACAGGCGTTACAAAGTGATTGCAGGTTGTCTAAGGATAGGCGTAGCGACCAGTCAACACGTATAGGTACAATATGGTCTACAACATCAGCTGGCGTGATGCGCTTCTTGGCGAGACAATGCTGGCAAAGATGTTTGTCACGAGTCAACGCTACGCGCCGAACACGCTGCCATTCTTTACTGTGGTAAAAGTCGCGAGTATTTTTATCGCGTACATATTCGTCATAGTAGCGATGGCGATCGTATTTGTTTTGTTGTTCTTTTTGCTGGTGCTCGTGGCAGTATCGTCCTTGTGTTAAATTCGAACATCCAGGAACGGCGCAAGGTTTCAACGGTCTACTCGGCATAAAATCACTCCAAATAAAAAGCACCCCGAAGGATGCCGACATTTAATCTCTATGCTTTTGTAAATAAGTTTGAAACTTTGGAACATGACCATATAGCGCCTCAAAAACTTCTTCGTATCTTCCTTGTTCATGCAATGTTTTGGCTACATCTTCAGCAAAATGGTAATTATATTCACGATGAGGAACTATACGATAAATTTCTGACTCATAATTTACTGAACTTATACGCTCATTGTTATTTAATCTTTCCCTTAACGAATCAAATAAACTAAGTATGTTGTGGTATTGTTCTCTCGTAACTTCATGTTCGAATAACAACCTACTAAATGGATCATTATCAAATAGTAGTTGCTGTCTAAATTCAATCAAGTCTAATCGTTCTAATATTTCATTATTCAATACTCTTCACCTCCTCCCACCTACTCTTCATTCGGCAGAAAGAGCCATCTTCCTACACCATTCATTCGTCAAATATCGACATTATTTGCGTCGAATCGCCCCACGCACTCGTTTGTACGTGTCTCGGCGAACGCCCATTAACTCCATTACTTCACGCATGGACAATTTATCTTTTTTCTTCTTCGCCTTTAATTT